CACGTATTTTATCTGTTACCCATTGTGCCGGAACCGCTTCTAACGAATCATCAGCTAAATCGCAAGAATCAGGGTACAATGTTAATGGTCCACTCATTATTAAATTAGCTACAGATTTTGTATTTGCACCAGGTGCAAACGATACATAGTGATTTTCAGCGTAACCTTTATTAACAACGTCTATTGATTCAACTGGGTCGTCATTAACTTTAACGGTACCACTACCTGCAAACTTAATATTTGCATCAGCTTTCATTGTACCGCCGATTAGTTCCAAATACATGGTAGCGCTAGTTGTAGTACCAAAATTATCAATATCGTACCCGAGATATGAAAACAACTTTCCAAGATATTTACGGTTAACAACATCATCATCAACAGCTGCTTCATGTTGAGTTTTTACGGTACCTTCACCAGTCAGTGTTAAATTTTTATTAATTGCAAATTCAATTGAACCAACACCAGTATCACCGGTTCTACTAACATACCTACCATCCAAATACGGAGGTGATTGATCTTTAAACAACCCATCTAAATTAGCCCAGTTAAGTAAAAATCTATCATCGCCACTAACATACACGTAATCGGTACCATCATATACCATCAACTTATCGTGTACAGAATCGTACCAAGTTTGACCTCTAGTACTATGCGTGGGGTATGTATCGCAACAGAAATTCTCTAACATATGAACCATATTAGTCCATAATTTAGGTCCATAATTTGGATAATTATGCCCGCACAATTCCAATGAGGTGTTTACCGTATTCAGCGATCCATCTACAACTGTAAATGGTTGTTTATAGAAAGGTGCAGTCGACGGTGCTGTAAATTTTATTATATAATCTGTCATATACTATTCTCTAAATTACGCAAAACCGAGACCAATGACTTCCCCGTACCATTTATCAGCAATACTTCTAAACGTTATTAGATCTGTACCAGTAGCTGACGTCGTTGGACCTATACCACCAACCCATCTAGCTTCTGTACCAGAACCACCAGTACTCATATCTTTTGCATGTAGTACTTTATTGCGACCATTAGCACCGTCATAACTAATTGCTACTGTTATAGTTTGACCATTATAATCAATGCCGCTCGGTAATTTAATTGTCGGTAAACTACCTGCTGTTGAACTACCTTGGAAACCTGTTACGTTAAATATTGTACCTTCTGTGAATGTATCACCAGATAAATCAATAAAATTTGATCCAGCAGGGCATGCAACAGTGACAGTATGTTCTTTAATCATACCAGAAAAAATGACTGAACCAGGTAACTTTATAACGTCAAACGATGCTGATGTATCAAACTCATTAGCATTTTGATAGTTAGTACCTTTTAAATAATGCTCATCCGCGTATTCTTTAGTAACAAAATAAGGTTTAAATTGTGGGTCATCACTGGTAATCATATTCATATAAGTATTATCAGCATTTTTAGCTGATGATAATACCGCTTTCGACGCTGTTACTTTACCAACTGTCGTATCACCTACAACTGTTAAGTTTGCATTGATTTTAGCACTTGTCGCAACATTCAAATCGTAATTTAACAATGACAACCCGTTTGAATCGGGCGTAAAGTACGATGTTGGAGTGGTTGGTGTACCACCGATTTCAGTCCATATGGTACCTGAACCAGGTACATCTAATTCACATAACTTTAATTTCTTGGCAGTTGAATCGTACCATAACTGACCTAAGGTTCTATTCGACGGTGCTGTATCACTACAAAAATTTTCTAACATATGGACCATGTTAGCCCATAATGTATCACCAAACGGTGATGATCCTTTACCTAATAGAACCAACGATGTCCCGGTACTGTTAGTAGTACTATCAGCGATTGTAATCGCGGTTTTACCAAATAATGTTGGTTTTGAAAAATTAATCGTATATGGCATTTTTATACACTCAATATTTGTATAACAAATAGGTATTTAGAATTAAACAGCTTTTGTAAATAACTCAGCTTCTGCTTTTCTGCGACGTGATAGTCCTGCTAAGACTTTACCGTTTGCTTTGTTCCATTTTAAGAATTCATTACTAACCTCGTATTCACCATCATTAAGACGTCTTAGCAATGTTGAAGCTTTTAAATTGCCGATCCCACAATTATATGCAAAGCTGACAATCGCTCCTTTTTGGTTTTCATTTAATGGAGCGCGAACTAATTTTTGAACTTGAGCTTCAAAGTTATCTAATAAATTGTGCAATAATTTATCAGCACGGTCTTGTGTTATAGTGTCATTCTTCTTCACTTTTGTTCCATCTTCGTATGTTGTGTTACCCCAACCGATGGTGTAGAACTTTTTACTTGCTGGTAACGATAAACTGGTAGCACATTCGTATGCTGTTAGTTTGCATCCTTCAAATTCTTTAACAAGTTTTATTGTTGATTCATTTAACATAGTAATCTCCTTACGAAACCTATATTTATTCTTGAAAAAACCTGAGTAATATATTATACTAATATTTTATTAATCTAACGTGAGTACCAGTATGGAATTACCTTGGGATATTAAGCATCAAACGTGTACCTTGACAAAATTTGTGTTCCAAACAGATGAGGATGCGGAGTATTTTTCAAATTTAACACATGTTCCAAATTTATTTTTATGTGGTACGCCAGGTACTGGTAAAACAACATTAGCAGAGATATTAATTAAAAAATTTAATATTGATCCATATGATGTTAAAATAATCAACGCTTCGATTGAGAACGGCGTCGATGTTATTAGAGATATTATTACTACATTCTCATCAACATCGTCAATGGGTGAGTATAAAGTTATTTTTTTAGATGAAGCGGATTACCTATCAGCTAACGCTCAAGCAGCTTTACGAGTACCAATGAATGAGTATGCTGACAGTGTTAAATTCATTATTGCTTGTAATTACGAAAATAAGATTATTGGTGCATTAAAATCAAGGTGTGATAAAATTATACGTTTCCAATCACCTTCAAAAGAAGCATTATCTGATAATGTTTCAATGTTACTACTTAAAGAAAACGTACAATTTAATTTAGATGATGTTGATTATTATGTTGATAAATTGTACCCTGATATGAGACAAATTATCAAATCTGTTGAGCAAAATAGTAAGACAGGAACGTTAAAGGTAAGCAAAGTACAGACATTCGATATTATCAGTTATATCGAAAATGGTAAATGGGTAGAATTGAGATCTTATATTGAATCTAACCGAGATACAATCGAGGTAGAGGAGGTGTTTGTTTCATTATATGAGAACTTACAAACAGCGCAAAAATTTAAAAATGAATCTAATTACGAAAATGGTATTGTTACTATTGCTAATTGGATGTGTAAACAGGGTGCTAACGATTTTATTTACCTGTTAGCGTGTGTAATAGAATTGAGTATGATTTAAGGAATTAGAATATGAGTGCACTACCGGAATATGAGTATTTGATTGAATGTTTTGATTATAATTTTGAAACAGGAGAGTTTACGTGGAAAGAAAGACCGATGTCTCATTTCAAAACAAAAACCGCTATGTCGATTATTAATTCAAGATTAGCAGGTAAATCAGCTGGGTCACAACCGACAGCAGGGACTAACAATCGATGCAGCCATGTAAGGTTATTAGGACAGTACTATTCAATTAAAAAAATTATTTGGAAATTAGTTAATAGAAATGACCCTAATGGTGTTCTTAAATTTAAGGATGGAAATTCATCGAACCTTAGGTATGATAATTTAGTTTACAGGTTTCAGAATACTCAATCATCAGGCTATAAATGGGTAGTAAAAAATCAAGGAAAATATTGTGCTAATATAATGCATGAAGGTGTTAAATATTATCTTGGTTCGTTTGATACACCAGACCAAGCACATAATATAGCGCTACTTAAAAAAGAAGAATTATCTCAATTATCTAATATTCAGGCTGCGTAATTATGAAAGATACTAAAAAAGTTATTTTCCGTCAAAGTTCACAATTAGATAAAACTTCTTGGCTACGTAAATATGAAAATCTACAAACATTGATTAATCAAGTTAATGTACTAGCAGAGCAAATTGCTGAAATTGAAGCTAGTAAAGAACCTATCATTGATCAAATTAATGATCTGAGACAACAAATGGTACATGAGTGTATTCACCCTATTGACCACCTTGTTGATCATGAAGGTGTAACACTTTGTAAATTTTGTGAAAAACGTATAGCGGTACTATAGCAAATCTTTGTTCTCCTTAGGGAGATTAAATGATAATATGTATTATATACATAGGTATATCTATTTTACATCATTTGTTCTCCTTTACCTCTACTATGTAGAATTAAATGTTGATTTATTCATTTAAATAATTTATAATATGTTTTTAATATTAGGAACCTGGAGAAGAAATGAGTGTTCATGAGATATTATCGTCGCTTGCAAACGAACCAAAAACTAACAGTAAGCTTCAAATTTTAAAAGATAGCATTGATAATCAAGAATTATCAAAAGTATTTGAAAGAGCTTTAAACCCTACTGTTAATTATTATATAAAAGCTATTCCAATCTACACTCAAATTAGTGAAGAATTATCATTATCAAAAGCTATTGATAAATTAGATAAGCTATCGTCACGCATCTATACAGGTGGTGAAGGTATTCAACATCTTAAAAATATCTTAATGCGTGTTAGTAGTGAAGATGCGTCAATTATTGAACGAATTATTAAACGTGATTTAAGATGTGGTGTTAACACCGCTACAGTCAATAAAATTTGGAAAGATTTAATCCCTGAGTTTCCTTATATGAGATGTTCATCATTAAGTTCGTCAAAGGTTAAGACGTGGGATTGGTCAAAAGGTGTTGTATCACAGTTAAAAGCTGACGGTAGATACAACAATGGTAACAAAATTAAATCAGGTGAAATTGAGTTACTAAGTCGCTCTGGTATAGCGTTACCAAATGAAAAGTTTGCTGGTGTGGTTGAAGTGTTAAATGAATATTTTGACGATGATACTCAAACACATGGTGAATTCCTCGTTATGAGAGATGGTAAAATTCTTGACCGTGAAATTAGTAACGGTATCATGAATAGTGTCGCTAAAGGAGGTGATTTTGGTCCCGGTGAAGAAGCTGTTTATTTGGTGTGGGATCAAATTCCGTTATCAGAATCAAAACCTAGTAACAAATACCATGTAAAATACATAGATCGATTAGCTAATTTAAGACGGCAATGTGAACAGCTGCCGGAAGATCACAAATACGTACAGATTATTGAAACAAGAATCGTTTATAGTGTAGATGAAGCTATTGATCATTTTGAAGAAATGTTACGTTTAGGATTAGAAGGTACGGTTCTAAAACAACCTGATGCTATTTGGGAAGACACGACAAGTAAATTTCAAGTCAAATTAAAACTTGAAGTTGATGATGTTGATCTTGAGGTTGTTAGTTTTAACCCAGGTAACGGGAAAAATAAAGACTTATTTGGGTCTATTTTATGCAGATCTGGGGATGGTTTGTTAGAAGTTAATTTTTCTGGGTTTAAAGATGCTGTACGCAAAGAGCTATCGAATACACGTGAACAACTGATCGGGACAATATTAACAGGTAAAGCTAATTCGATTATGAAACCTAAAAAAGAAGGTGACTCATATTCGTTATTTTTACCAAGGTTCAAAGAATTGCGTAACGATAAATCTAAAGGTGATACATTACCCGAGATTCAAGCTAAATTTGAATCAGCAATTGATAATATTCGAAAATACTTACAATAAAAATAGACCCCTTTCGGGGTCTATACCTTTACATATTAATTGATGTGGGAGTTAACGCTAATGCAAACTCGATATCATCGATTGATATGTGAGGGATTAAAATTTCATTTTCTTCTGCGCTAATTTGAAATAGTGTTCCAAAATGGTTTAAACTTTCTTTAGGTACTATTACGATTGACGATATCTGCGACGACATACTATTGTGGATAGAAGTTGATAGTTCAGTAAAATTGAAGGTATCACCAAAATTCCAATACGTAATATTAAAAAATTCATTAACTGCTGTTATAATGGCTGATTTGATTTGAATATCAGTGTATGTTGCCAATGGTGATTTAACTACAATAAATTTCGCTTGAAGTTTTGTATCAGCTTTACTGCCAAATACCACTTTAAACTCACCTGATCTTATAATAAGTTCATCCGATATCATTTTATTACCAGTTAGGTAATTATATGATGTTGATAATTCGAGTTGTGATGGTTTAGCGGGTCTATTTGGAGTAGCACCACTTAACCAACTAATCATACTATCATAATAACCTTTAGTAATGATAAATGAATCAATAATATTAGTCGTCGACGGATTTATTCTATTAGCTAATGGAGTCATGTGTTTCCACACATACGATAAGTTAGTACGACCTGGTTTACGAGTGTAAAAGACGTTATTGTTAGCTTGGTGTTCTGAATACCACTGTCTTTTAGCGATTTGATCAGTAATAACAAACGGGTCATTAATAGATGAGCGTGTAAAATACACATAATCTTTGATAGATATAGTAACCTTTTTATTGTTACCGTATGATGAAATAGTAATAGTTTTAGTTAATACGCTTTTTTGTTCGTCATATACAATGTTATTATCTACATCACCTGTTAACGTGATATCCATAACCAACACTTCATATCCTAAATTTAATGTAGGTAACGTGACATCTAATGAATCAAAAGCGGTATCAAATACATGGTTAAATAGTCCATTTGTGTAATGTGAGGTATAATAGTTTTCAGCTGTTAAATCAACTGATATTGTATTATCGAGTACGTATGCTAAATCAGCAACGTCCGGGATACCATCATTGTTTTTATCGTTAATGGTTACCTCTAAACTATTATAATCTGTTAACCCATTAAGCTCATTCAATGCGTTGTATTTTTTAGCACCTGTTACTGGAAACTCAATATTGTAAGGTAAAAAATCCGTAGATGTACTTGTTCTATTATTAGATGTATTTGTAGATAAAAGCGTAATAGAGTCTCCACTATCATACGCTCTAAATTTGGTCGTTGGACTAAACACATTTAATTTAGCTATATTATATCTAATTGTGTATTCTGTTTTTGATGCATCAATATGGAATAGCCAATCATCGGTAGATGGTAAAGTTGCTGAATAACCGGTAGTTGTACCGTAAATTGTAAACGGATACTTTGCATTAGGTGGACTTCCATCTGTCGAATAGTATCTTGAACCCATAAAATCAAATAATATACTATGTAATTCGGTATTCGTAAAGTAGCGTCTACTAACTAAACCACCTTGCATTCTATAGAACGCAGCATTAGCGTTTGATAGTATTGGTTGAATATAATTTGTAACTAAAGCAACAGGTGCGTACGATAACGGCACCTTAATAGTTTCAGTAGATATATCGAGGTATAATGATAAATCTGTACCAAGATGAGTAATATTTTGGTATGTATCGGATGGGTCGTGAAGATCAGTATATTTTGATGCTCCGCTATACGTTCTATTAATTGATTTTAATTTCAATATAGAACTACTTTGCATTAAGTACGTATTATAATCACGCGCGGTAACCATACGATCTTGCGTATAATAGGTAGAAGGTGCATTTATTTTTATATGTTCGATACTTTCGCTTGCGGTACCATTTTGAATTGCATTTAATAATGAAAATTCAAAAATTAAATTGTAATCGTTGTCATCTCCACCAAGATATTTGATATTAGATGTAACGCTGTTAATAGCGGTTGGCGGTATCGTAACAGGGTTGGGATCCGATGTGCGTAACCATATATCAAAATTTCCATACGGGATGTTAGCATAATCACCATCACCGAACCATATTTTAATACCATCTTTATCTAGCGTCTCAATTTCGTATCTATACTTACTACTACTATCACTAAAAATAACGTTTTGAGCATTTGAGGTATCAACCTTAACCCATAGCGGGGTTTCTAATTGATTTAAATTTTCGTTTGTATTGTTAATTATAATTTTATTTACCCACACATCAACATCGTTAATATTTGTTTGCGATGGTTGAAATGACGCGTGAGGTGTTAAAGTGGTAAAAGATGTTCGCATACGCGTTAAGGTACCTTGCTTAACTAATATGAAAAAACCTGTGTTGCGAGAGGAATCACCTAACCCATCTGTACTATATAAAATATTAAACTGGTTAGTGGTGTGCGGTCTTTGTTCGTATGGACCGTTTGCATCAATTTCAGCTGATGCGAGTTCCATATTAATAGTTTTATTTTGATGGTTTACCGTGAATGGTATAACACAATTAACAAGTGGTATATTATTGATTGAGTATACTTCAAATACTTGATCGTATACTTGCGTGCGTTGCAATGGCTCAACGTTACCAAAGGATTGTTTGAGTACTTGATTAATAACAGCAAAGAACTGATGTTTCCAGTTTGGGTTGTTTGCATCGTTCCAAATAATTTTAGTATTAGCTAAATTATTACCGTTGATGTCGTAAACCGCTTCTGTCGTAATAACAGACGTCAGTTTTACTAACCCTATACCAGGGTTGTTTCTTGATGGCTTGTATGCTATAAATTTTGCTAATCTAAGAATAGAATCTTTTCGAGTAGCAAGACTCATTAAATTCTCATTTGATAACATATCTAAGCGGTATGCGTATAATTCACATATATACGCAAACGCTTCTATATTCATTACAAACTCATCTGTCTCAATCCAGTTATTGAACTCTGGATGCATGAGTTTAAAATAATCAATCAAAGATTGCTTAACTGTAGCAAAATCTAATGACGTAAAATTAATAAACTTAGATGCTTTGTATATAGCATCCCAAGATTCTGCTTTTGATAATTGGATTTTTGACATTGTCTTTTAATTGTCCGGTATTGTAGTAACCAAAATATTTATAGCTATGAGGTGAATTCTAAATTAAGTGATAACCGGTTCGACATATTCAATTCAATATAATATAGTGTCATATTGCAAGCAATAGTATGGTTATCGTAATCTGGTGTTATTGTTAAAGATTGAAGCTTAACACGTGGGTCGTATTCAACTACAGAGTTAAGATCACTTCTTATTGATTCAATAGCATCTTCTGTTAGTGGTTCAAATAATAAATCAGGTATTGATGTTCCAAATTTACCCATCATTCTTCTTGAACCCTTACTGGTAAATATATGATTTAGAAGGTTTCTTTCTACTAAATGTATATCTATCAATTTAAATGTATTGCTCCCGGGATTCTCTAACTGTACTATAGTACTAAATGGTGCAGTAATATTAAATGTATAGGTATTGGTATCTTCTGCAACAATAACACCGGTATGCTTAGATGGGAACTGACCATTTGTTGTCGTTCCTGATTTAAAGTTCATTGTTGAATAGCCAATATAAGTAGCCATTATCTTCTCCAATATTCATTACGTTTAGTACCGTTTGTACCAATATGTGGACTGTCATACCCATGCATGGGTGTACGATCATATTCACCAGCTGAGAATGTTCTACCCCAAGGTTCATGGCCTGGTAACCTTGTCACGTAACCTGCATGCTCAGGGTTACCAGGATTAGCTTTTCTTGGACCTTGCATTTTAGGTAACACCATACTAGCAATATTAGGATCCATACTATCAAATACACCTGTGATTTCATCTGCAGACATTTTACCTAACATGCTACTCATACCATCTACTGGCATATTACCCATCATCGAACCCATTAATTCTGTTGGAATACGATCTAGCACGTTTTTCATTGACCCGTTTGGTATAGCGTATAATAAGTTATTTAAATCACCTGAATGAGCATGGCCTAATACATGACCAGCACTATAACCTGTCATACAACTCATTAAATGTCCAACACCATTCATTCCGTTTAATTGTCCAGCTGATAATGAACCCGTCATTTTACCCAAGTGATTTAAATCTAAAGTACTGCCAGCTACACCTACAGCTGCTCCTAATAATCCTTGCATACTACCTAACATACTTAGAGATGGTAATGTATTTAACATGGATGTTAAACTGGCGGCATCAGCTACTATCTCACCGGCTACACCCGCTACTGCACCTGCGATACTTGCTGCACCAACAGCAGCTAAATTGTTCATTAAACCTGCAACATTACCACCTATCACACCCATAAAATTACTTAATGTTGACGCAGCCGATTCTAACAAATCCATTAACCCTGGTATTTCAAGAGGTGGCATATGTAACGATACCGGTAAAGCCATTAACAACGCTTGTATACCTCCTAGCATACCTGCTACGTCAGGTATTTGTGACATTAAATCATCTACAATTTCACCCACGTTTGGTATGTTTCCGAGTGCGTTACCTAGCATTTCTGACACATCAGGGAAATTAGATAATGCGTTACCTATTGCATCAGGTAACCCGCTTAACACGTTAGAGTACATACCTAATGTACCTAATATGTCCCCGCCGTGCATACCTGATAACATGTTACCCATGCCACTGCAACCTAAGGTATTAATAACGGATGCAATATCAACGTGATCCATACGGTTAAACATATCAGAAAAATTAGCACCTGGTACGCGACTAACCATATTTAATAATACGTCAGAGTCTAGATTTCTTAAAACACCATGAGGGTCAGCCATGTTACCGAGTACGTGTCCAATATCTGCACCATGCATTAATTGCATAAGCATGTTAGTATGTAGTGGACTCATAGTAGCGAACATACCTGACATTGCTGGTACAGGCATATTCCTAAACGTATGGCCTATATCTGCTCGAGACATTCTATTGCTTGGGAAATATGACTGTACAACGTGCGGAGCATTAGAAATAATATCTGTCATATCTACTAATGGTTGTCTATCAATAATAGATTGGTATCTTTCATTAGAAGGTATTTTAGATGTAGGTGTATGTGGTATGACGTTTTCTAATTGCATTGGCGTCATTTTCGATAGTATACTCGAAGCTTGATCGTTGCTTGTGCTACCTAATGAAATACCCAATAGGTCATCGGGTAAATATGACGTTATATGGTCGGTGTCAGGAGCATTTTGCAATAATGCACCAATATCACCAATCTTTAAATTGTTAATAAGGTTTGTAGGTAGAGTTGATAACGCATTACCGACGTCACTTGATGGTAACGCGTTAAGTATGGTACCAACTTGACCGCTCGATATAATCGATAACGGATTTCCAAGACCTTCGTTATTCATACTCTTAATTAATGTACCAGCTGCGTTACCAGGTAGTTTAATCAATGCATTACCAACATCAAAACTTGGCATATTTGTGAACATATCAAATACATCATCCGTAGGCATGGCGTTCATGATTGAACCTACAGCGTCACCAGGTAAGGTATTGATTAATGTTTTTAAATCACCTGTGGGTAAGTTATTAAGCATTCCTGTTAGTTCATCTGGTTCAAGTTGCGATACCATACTACTAACATCTCCAATATCCATTTTTGTTAATGCTGCACCTAAATCAACACTTGGCATGTTAGCAAGCACTGAACCTAATGGGTTTGATACACTACTCATTGCTTTTGAAATAGAGCTTATTGCACCAGCTGCGCTTGCAGCTGTTGATGCCATTGACGTCAGCGCAGATAATGGACCAAGTGGATTATATAACCGTGTAGGTGAACTTGCCAATACCATTGGTGCACTGGTAGCTAATGATACACCGCCAGATATAGATGTAGCTAACCCTGATAATGTCAATGACATTCCAGACGATATACTTGTTGAAGTAGCAGTTGAACTTAAGGATTTACTTTTTAAATTACACGCTTTTGTCTTAACACTAAATTTACTTTTCCCACTATTGTTAATAGCGTCAGCAGAAAAATCAATCTTATCAGTAGCTGTTCCTCTTATATTTTTAGAAGCATTGAGGTAAATGTTTTCTGAATCTAATCGAATAGATTTTTTTGCATGTAAGTTAATATCTGTATCCGAATTTATACTAATTGTTTTAGCTGCGTAGATGTCAATTGTACCATCTTGATCAATTTCAATCCAATTATTTCCTTCAGCTGTATTGATATAAATTCGCTCATTGGTATCATCAAGTATAATAGAATGACCGCAAGTTGTACGAATTCTAATACGTCCATTATCAGCGCTATCATCCATTGATATAGAATGAAAACCTGGCGTAGTTAGAGAAAATATTTGCGAATCAAACGATGTACCCGTAGAACTGGTTTTTTTATCAGGGTGTAACCTAGATTGCTTAAAACCTGTGTTAGAATCTTTTTGACCTGATGAGGTTAGTCCACGATCTACACTATCTTGCGTCAAACCTGTAACACTACTATCTGCACCACGTGATTTAAATTCATGTTTGGATTTATCACTACCAAACGCTTTTTGCATGTTGCTGTATAGCGGTTCAATTGGTTGTTCAGTACTTGATAGTGGTCCATCACCAGTATCACCTAAGTATCGACCATGCGGCATTGTATGTTCAGCGTTATCAGGTGGTAAACATCCAATGAATATTCTACGCGATGGATCACCGTTAATACACATAATAGCTACAATTGCGCCAACTTTTGGTAAAGCCCACATTCCGTATGCGACTGATCCTGATGATTTACTGTTTTTTGGTCCGCGCGTCATATCATCTGATGTTACCATTCCACCAAAAGGAGAAAGGTATCTACACCAAGGTAACGCTTCAACGGGTGTACCGGGTAAGTCACCGTAATCAGAGCAATAAACTCTAATACGACCTTTACCTTGTGGGTCACTGGTATCCATAACAGTACCAGTAGCAATAGTGGTGTATACGTTAGGATTAGGACTATACATTTATTAACTCCAAAAGCTTATAGTTTGTTATTCCATTTTGTTAAATCATAAACATATGGTTTATCGCATGTGAGGAATATTTTCATGTAATTAAATGAACCAATTTTAATAGGTTCGTGTGTATGTGTAAAATTAGGCGCAGATGGGAAGACTAATAATCTTCCCATCGTCGGTGCAATTGTATAATTGAAAAAGTTAAAATGAAAACCTCCTCCATATACGTCTGTTTCTGGGTCAAATGGAGGTTTATTATTAAATGTAAATAGTGGGATATAACAGGTAAAATCAATATTTTTAACTTTTACCCAATTTCCTCGTAATATACTATTGTCACTTTTTGTTTTTAAGTCTGTAAATAATGACGCTTTTGTATGATCTATAATTTTTACATTATAATACTCTTCAATATACGGGATTACCTGTATAATTTTTTGATCTGTGTAGTCTAATACATTTGATGACTTACATCTTAATGGTGATAAAAATTCATCAATCTGTATGATTGGTTTCTTCATGTGAGTTAATATCAAGATCAAGGTGGGTTAACAAATTCATACCAATCAATATTTGATCAGGCATTTGTGATCTATCATTAAGATTAAATTTGATATCACGCAATAATGTACCTTTTATTTTGCAACTTACCTGAATTGTTGGACGTTGTTCGGTACCTTCTGCATTTTGAATATTTACCAAACCAGAGCATTGTGTACGGTAACGTTTGTTATTGATAGTAAATTCAACAACCTCATCGTCATGTTTAATATCTGTTGCACCTAATGAACAGCATTGAGCACCGGTATCTACTTTACCTGTAAATTCTTCATGACCTAACCCATATATCAAAATAGGTATATGTATTGCATCGTGACCATCTGGCTTTGTAGTCATTTCTTCTGGTTTTTGTACTACTGGGGCTGCAACAGTTGTTTCTTCAGCAATAGGAATTACAGTTGGATTAATATCTAAAACTAATGTAGTCATATGTATATTATGGTATTATCAAAAGAAGTATTTAGTTCAGCATAAATAATGTTATTGCTATAAGGAGTACCAATTATATGAACTTTTCAAATTTTTTGAAAGAAGAAGCTGCGTTGGGAACGGTTGGTACGGCGTCAATTGCTGGATTCCACCAACCTATGATGGGCTGCACACCTATCAAACGCGGAAAAACTAATAAAAAATTAAAATTTAAAAAAATTAAATTGGGTGAAGATGCTAACCCAGAATTTAACCACTTTGACGTTAAGTCTAAAATGACAAACGCTGAACGTACGGATAAATTGAAAAAAGATTCTGTTGCTTATGGGATAGAAGATGAAGATGGTAATATTACTAAAGTCCATATCGATAAAGCACAAGAACATGATTTTAAACGTGAACTAAGCAACTTACTTAGAACCGATGATAAATTAGATATTGCTGAAATCTTATTTAATTTGCGTAATACGTTTAATATTTTATTTGTTGATTGGCCAAGTATGCCAGAAGATGAAGAAACAGAAAACGTATTAGACAAAGATGCAGACGGTGAACCTAAACCAGGTGAAGAAGGTCCAGAAGGTGAACCTAAACCAGGTGAAGAACCAGTTGAAGAACCATTACCTGAACCAGCTCCACCAGCTCAGCCAGATAGTGAAAGCATATTGTTAAAAGTTATTGATATGTTGCGAGCTGATGCTGAAGCAAAACGAGCTGAATCTGTGGCAAAAGCGAAAGAATCAGAAGCTGAAACTGCGAAATTCTCTGTACAGTTATCTAATATCAAAGTAAAAAATGAAGAAGATATGCTTAAAGCTGATGATTATTTCAAAAAACAAGCTGATGAAAAAAGAGAAAAAGATCGTATTGCTAAATTAGCAAAATATCGCAACGACGTAGTTAAAAACACCACATACGAGGCAGATATGTCATTTTTACAAACAATGACTGAGTTAAACGAAGAAGCTGTTGAAGCTGTTGAAACTGTAGTAGAAGATACTAATACAGATATACAATTATTGCAAACCCGCATCGCTGATATTAATACACGTAAAATGCGTGCTATGAAAGTGTATGATGATCAGTTACGTGTTTTGCAACAACAGTTAACATCAAAAACGAAACAAAGTCAAGTACAATCACAGCACACACAAGCTCAACCAGTACAACAATAACTATTAGGGTTTTACGTTACCTTGTGTTAATGGGTCCGTATTTTCTTTTTTAGTTTTACCATCTAAAGGTGTTATGGAGTGGGTATCTTGATATAATTGATACCATTCCTTAACATCTTTTCCCACACCTGATGAATTATCAGCTAATTGTTTTAAGAACCCTGACATCATTGTGTTTTGAATATCGACACTATTAAAATACTTTGTAAATTGTTCAGTCAACGATAATGTCGATTCTGCTGTAGAAGCAGCTGATAATTGACTCGACGGTAACGGGGTATTAGCACGTTCAGATTCTGAAGGTTGGTCTGTTTGTGAAGTCGGGGTGCCGTTCCCGTTATCTCGCATTTCATATGCAATTCCAGCACCTGCAGCTAATCTCGCAGCACTCGGTACACCACCTGAACCACCAGCACCTCCACCACCTCCTCCTGTAGCATTGAACGAATTTAGAGCTGTTCCACCAGCTCCCCCACCTAACCGTCTAAGAGCCGCTTTTTCGGCAAGGTCTGTTAACCCGGTTGATTTAGCTAGTGTCATAGCTAGCGTACCTTGCGCTGCTAAGTACGCACGGTACACTTCAGCGATAACCCCTGTTACCTGTTTGCGTATTCCTATATCTTCAGCTCGTTGATCTGCTTGCTCATCTTTACGTGTTAATGCTTTCACTAACTCATCATTACTCGTTATTAATTTATCACCTGTTTCATTATATTTTTGTTGAACAAGTTTTTGTTGGTTTAGTGGTTCTAATAACGGGTCTAGTTTTGCTGTAGCTGTAAACTCGTCGATTTTATGCAGCATCTGCGTTTGTTGTAAAATTGAAAACGCTGCTGCACGTGGGTCACTTTGTTGCTGAGTTATTTCGTTTAGTTTTTTATTTGCGTCAGCTTTAAAATTAACAATTGCGTTTGAATACTCTGTTAGTTTTTTAGTTTGTTCAAAATTTAACGATCTACCTTCTAATTGAAGCATGCGTAAACCACCATACTCAGTTACTTGCTCTTGAGATAAAGCAGGCTTGATACCTAATTGTTGCGATAAGTTGGTAATAAACTGGTTTAATACTTGTGTAGAACCATACGTACTCATAAGCTCTGATACATCAGGTGCTTTGGGAGCTGTTTCAATTAAAGCTTTTGCGAACTGTTCAGCAGCTTCGCCAGCTAAGCCAAGCTTTGAAACCATATCAACAGTTTTTCTAATTTCTTGAACGCGCACTTGCCGACCTTTTTCGTCTAACCCGTTCATATAAACAAGACTTTCATTTGAATTTGTAAGATTGAAGAATAACTCTGTCAATCCTGTAGTACTCATTCTTGATGTTAAGCTAAGTTTTTCAAACCCCTTAACCATCCCATCGATTTCTGTGTCAGCTACGCCTAGTACTTGGTTTAGTTTGTAAAAACCCGCACCCATTTTATCACGTAGCATAGGTTCAGAACCGTACGCATCTTCTAACTGATTTCTTCGTGATGTTAAAAATTCGTCAAGTTGTTTTTGACCACTATCAGCAGCAATATTCCATACTTCTTTAGTCTCAGCTCTTGACTGGCGATATTGCTCTTCAGTCATGTTCAACTGTAGAGCTACTAACCGGTTTGTTTGTACAAAATTTGTTAATGCGTCGTATTCTGCTGTAAAATATGTACCAACAGCTCCAGCACCAGCTTTTAACATCTCTGTTGCTTTTTCAAGGTTTTTTACTGAATCAGGTGGTGCACCACCAGGTGGTGTACTAGGTTGTGGACCGGGATAGTTACCAGGTGGTATTCCTGGTGGTAACGTTCTTGGTCGAACAGGACTTGGCGGTACACCTGGAGGTAACCCCGTGTTTACCATGGACCTAACATTAGAGTTGTTATTATTAAAATGTCTAGCTATTGCGGTAATACCACTCGACATCGCTCTGCTATAGTTTTGGTCAGATGCGTCTACAGGTTGCTGCGCATTAACTATTGAACCTACTGATTCGGAACTTAAATTAACAGTTCCACCAGCTGCTCCGGGTAATTGTGACGTTAATTGGTCAAAATTAGATGTTGTGGTATCTAAACTTCTACCTAAATCTCCGTATTGTTGAGCTAACCTAGCACTTGAATCACCTATACTCTGGTTATTAGCTATTAATGATTGTGTCGCACGTTGTTGAACATCGTTAAAACGTGTTAAAGCTCCAGTATTAGTGTACGACATCAACTGGCGGCTAAGTTGGGGTCCAGCTATTTTAGCTAACCCACTTAGTGCAGATTGTATAGATGTAGGTAATTGTCTACCAAGTTGAGAACCAGCTACTTGTGACACACCTCGCAAAGCTGATTGCATCGTTTCAGGTAACTTTCTACCATAAAACTGCTTTTCTTGCTCATTTCTTTGTGCAGCGTTAGCGTTCGATGATTGTACGAGACTAGAAATTGTCGCACTAACGTTTCTACTTTGTTCTACTATTCTACTGCGCTCTGTTTCTCTTTCAGCAGCAACATTTGCGAGTGTACGAGACAACAAGGTTTGTTTTAATGTTTGAGCTGCTGTTGCATTACCGGCAGCTGAAATAGAAGATTGTAATGTATCTAATGCATTAGACACCATTTTATGTCGACGGTTAGCATCATCTAAGTTTTGAGAAAACCCGTCGACGGTTTTTTGCACATTTTTAAAGTCTTTTGCCTGATCTTGCAATACTTTTGATAATGAATCATAATCATCGATTACTGTTCGTCGTTTTTTTGTCTCTGCTTGCGCGGCAGTTATGTTATCGCTTTGAACGTTACCTAATTGTGTCGCAAACGAAGCGATGCTACTTGAAGCTTTTGCAAGTTGTGTTAACGCCTGTTGTAGTTGTAAAAGTTCAGATGCAGAAAGTGCCATATTATCGGTCTTTTAAAGTGATTAGCAATGTTATATAATATTTATTTTTTATTTAGCTAAATACTAAATAAATAATAGATTTAGTACCAATATTTCAAACATGTGTGTTTAGGAGTTTTAAACAAATGACAATTAAAATACAAGAATTAGTAGATGCGATCATTGCTGAAGATACAGAAACAGCTCAAGCTGCTTTCCATGCTCATGCAGTAGATCGTATTCGTAGCTTACTTGAAGCAGAATACCCTGAAGAAAGCGACGAAATGCCAACAGATTCTTCTGATTTAGAAGATGATGACGAAGATGATGACGATCTTGAAAAAGATGACGAAGAATCAGAAGATGACGAAGAATCAGAAGATGACGAAGAATCAGAAGATGACGAAGAATCAGAAGATGAAGATACCAAATCTGAAGAAGATGACGAAGAAGAATACGACTTTGACTTCGACGAAGACGATCACGATTTAAAATAAGATTTTTAAATCAAAGAAAAGGGCGATTAATCGCCCTTTTTTTATGTCTTTTATTTCTTAAAGATATCGTCACGCAACATTTTCATGATTTCTTTAACAAGGTATTTTTGTGCTGCATCATCGTGAATAACTGATTCTGCTAATGTAATGATTTGTTGACCGTTTTTAGCACGTTCAATTGATTCATATATAGAAGTTGGGTAAGCGTTTGAGCAGCTTGGGGTACCAACTAAATCAATCGTTACTAAGTTAAACCCGCTTACTATACCGTTTTCATTTACTTCACCAGCACCGCGACTACTTACACCAATTTTCTTTTTACTTTCAGTCATTAATACTTTAGCGATATTACCCATTGGTGTAGGTAAGATTTTAGCTTTACCAAATACCATATTACCTTCAATACGAAGTTCAGTAATTTCATGACTAACACGATCACTCGCAACCTGCAAAGAAGGTGGATGATCTAATTCACCCCATACACTACCTTCTTCTTTAATCATTTTGTTGAGTTGCTCAACAGCTGTTTGCATTTCTGTCAAGGGATAGATACGACCGTTACGGTTACGTGTCTCTGCTTGCATGAAACAACCACTCAAATATAAGCCTTTACCATCTGTAGATGACTCTGTAATAAGATTGTGACTTCCATTTGACATGGACTCAATCAATACTTGCGTTTTCATTTATACCTCATATACATTTATACTAATTATGTATTTATACATATGTTTTCTGCATTGGTAAATAATGAAGATCAAATGATAAAACTTATTTTATATCTAGGTATTAGTTTTATATGGTCATTCGGGAGATCAAAGGTATACCAATACTATCGTTTATATTGGGCCCGTAAATCTGAGATATTCTTGATATGCTGAGCAGTATGTAGGAAAGCATCATGCCATCGTTCCTGTGAACTGTAGTATATTATTTTAAGATTAGGTAGTTCTTTCACTGTACATACTAAACAATCACCATGTTCACCATCATACATCCAATCGACGTTGATATTGAACACGTAAGTGAATAATCCACGTTGCAACGTCCAAATATGGTTATACATCTAATGACTCAAGTTCTTTAAGATACATTTTAACACATGTTGTTTTCTTTAAAGTTTCGACATCTTTTGTCGTTTTTTCAATTTGTGATTCCAGCTTAGCGATATCATCTTTGGTTAGATTGTAAATTCTAATATCTAATAATTTAGTGATATTTACAAAGTTATTATCTACTAATATTTGTTCAAGCTCTTTTTTATTTTTAGTAGCAATATCTTTTGAGTTGTTAATATAAAATTCAATAAATCTACGTTTTTCAGTCATTAACTCGAGATTAGTAGTTAATATCTCAATTAGTTTATTACGACGTTCTTCGTATTTACCTAATCTAAATTCAATAAAATGTTCAATAATTTCTTGAACATCTTCAAATACTTTAATATGTCCAGTTTCGGTCCATGCTGTTAAGTTTTGTGTATCTCTGCTTGACAATTTGAACTTATTAATGATCACTTCGTGTGTTAATTGTGTAGTAGTCTTAGGTACATTGACAAGAAAATCAAATGTTTTTTCTGTTGAGTTGTTATCAAAATCTTTAATTACGCCAGCATCTTGAAGTTTGAATAAGTGCTTTTTATAATCATCAAGATATACACCAATTGGTAGTTCTGTTATACGTATAGTAGTAGTGTTAACAATTTCATAACAACCTGTATTAGTGATTTGATTATCAACAGCTGTTACCGTACCTTTAAAACCTCTATACCATGGTAATATAGCTTTTGGTTCGGTACCTTTAATAACAGAAACAATTACATCTCTTAAATCCATTGGGTTATATTTTAAGAAATGAGTAGCGTACCCTGTACCCATACCTCTTGCACCATTAATTAATATATTAGGTAAGATAGGTAAGTAATAATCTGGTTCAATACGTTCACCATCATCTTCAAGATAATTCAAAATAATATCATCTTCGCGTTTGAATATTTTTCTAAATGATTCAGATAGCTCTGTAAAAATATAACGAGGTGCCGACGCTTCACTCGATAACCTACTACCAAACTGACCATTAGGTTTAAGATAATTGAGGTTGTTACTGCCTGTATAATCTTGTGCTAACCCAACTAATGTTTCGTTTAAACTATTTTCACCATGGTGATATTGCGATACAGCTGAAATATGACCACTTAATTGCGCAACTTTACCTTCACCGGCATTTTCACCACGTGATATCATCCCGTATATACATTTACGCTGCGAGGGTTTAAAACCATCTATCACTGATGGGATAGATCTTACGCAATCAGCAATTGAATATAATCTAAATTCTTCATCAAAAAATGTTTTAAGTTTCATAAAATCCTTTTATTATCTATTTCGTGAACGATACGGGTTAAAATTTCCGCCATGGTAACGATTAAAATTACTACCATAATGTGAATGATAGTGTGGTGCACCGTATGTGTATGGTTGAGAGTATGTAGGGCCATACGGTACTGCAACACATCCAGTCAATAACAATGATATGACAATTAACTTTTTCATTAGATCTCCAATAATGATAACCAATCTTTACGTTTATTTGTACTAACTTTACCTTCTTCTTTACTAAAAGCTAATTTAACAGCTTCTTTATCTTGTGTATCTTCGATAGAGTATGGAATTATACTTTCGTCAAATTTCTCCATATACTCTTTAAATTCTTTTGAAGTACTTGTACCTAAACCTTTAAAGTATTTTGATGTGTATTTTTTATTGGTTTTCTTTGACCATGCTTTAAAATCTTCTTCAGTATAAAAGTCAATTACTTCTTTACCAACTGTTACTTTTACAATTGGTGTTTTAAATTTACAAACAAAACCTAATTTAAATAACTCAGGCCAAAATGTATTAAACAGGTTAATTAGTAACCCTGTAATATGAACACCATCACAATTATGTGTTAATATATAATCCGACGATGATTTATGACGCACATAAAACGTATGGTCATCTTGTACCGTAAAATCGTACGTAGTTATTTCTTTGTCAATCACACTAATTTCATCAATACTTAATAAATCGTACTGTGATAAATCATAATTTGCGCTTATCATATAATTATTAACCTCTCTTCACCTGTTTTTAATTTTTCAATATAATTGCAGATCTCTATATCTGTCAACCGGTTTGCAGTTTTTTCCCATATAACCAACACACGATATTCAATAGGGGATGTATATAATATCGTATCTAACCGTGTAGTGTCTTTAGCCCATTTAAATGATGCTGTGCATTTTAATGTTTTATTGTACGTGTCTGCGCTCCACACCTCAGGATTACAATGCCAATAATCACCAAAATATTCAACGATTATATTATGATCTATTATTAACGAATCTACAGTAATACGTTTTTCACAAATTATTCCTGATTCTCGCACTATATTATAATATTTTGATATTCTATCCAACAACTGTGTGCACTGAACCGATGTGGTGTTTCCATGGGTTTTTCGTTTAGCATTTTCTATATTTTTGAACCATCTTGAAGAGCCAATTTCAGAACCATACCGCTCTTTATAATATTCGAGTGAATTAGATTTTCCAATTTTTCTACCTCTCTCCTTATACTTTTCAGTACCAAGTTCTTCACCATGTCTTAAAATAAAATCAGCTAATGAACATGTCTTACCACCTGTCTTATACCATTCTGTAAAATCTCTGGGTACTTTCTTATGTTTCGCGTCATCGATTGATATTCGGTTAACAGCACTAATATATTCTTTAGTACTTCCAATTTTATTCCATAGCTCGTACGTAAAGGTTCTATTAGGCCATATTCGTTTAAATGTTTCACGTTTACAGTCATCGTTAAAACAAAAGTAATTAATATGGTACCGTCTAAATGTTTCGTTAACCTCATCCACATCAACTCTAATATTAATCGCAGGTCTTTCACAAAACGCACAACGTTCGTCTGGATTAAATTTCTCAGGTTCAATTTCCGTATAATACTGGTACGCGTATTCTACGATTGATTGTTTAAACCCACATTTATCACTGTTGAGGTGTGTACCTATACCGGTGCGTGTGGCTACAGATATTTGCTCATTGCAATGCTTACATGTCCATGTTTTTTTAGGTTTAGTACGCACTAAACGGTATGTGCAGTTTTTGTGGTTAGCTAATATTGTACACTCACCTAATTGGTATAATTTTAAGTACTCATCGTGGTTATTAGCACTTATATATGTAAAATGTTTAATACAATAATCAATCATATTACCGTGGTTAGCGGTAATATGATCTTGGATTTTAGTCGTTAGCTCGCCGCATTCTTTACACTGGATTTTCATTACATTATTTTTTCTTAGATAATATCAAATCCGTAGGTAATATATCTTTAGCTAATACAATCTGCACAGCACCGCTACGCACCACCGGTTGTTTATGATCTGGTGAACATTCAATCACTGTGTTTCCTGATCGGATACGTATGATTTGTGTTTTTGTTTGTTCACAAACGTATTCAACGGTTTTGTATTGACCTGTATGTGTTAATACTTTATCTCCAACGTTTACATCTGAAACTAGCTTTTCACCGCTTTCCGTTAGTGTATAATGTTCTTCTGTAACACAATCAGCATCTGTTAATATTACTAATTTACCAAACCGTAATTGTGATAACGATTCAACTTTTTCGCCTAATTTTAATCCAGTAATAGTTAACACATTCTTAAACACTTCGTTATCCATCAATCTTTTAGGGTCGATTGTTAGCACGTTTAATGGTTTTCCTTTTAATGGATACACTGCATGTAATTTAGGGTTACGACTATTTAAAATTGCTTTACTTGCTGAATCCCCCTCTGTAAGTAATACAGTACATAAACTACGATTCTTCTTTTCAGATGCATCTTCAAACTTATCAACACGAATTGGATCCAACCTATCTGTTGTCTTATTCAATTTACGTAACTCAGCTTGTAATAGTGCGTTTTCTTTTGCTTGTGCCCAATCTAAAATTGATTGTACTATACTAGATTTAACTACACTTTTAATGAAATTATCTGTTATTTCAAATGTCGTCCCGAAATTCTTAATCTCTGTAATCATGTTTTCTTTTGTTTGACTATCAAACTTTGGTTTGTTGATATCAGCGTCAATAAACAAATTTAAATGGTTTTTTATTTCTGAAGGTTTTACTTGTATACGATGCTTCTTTGCAATGTATTCACGTAACTTAGCGATAATTTGGTACGCTATATATTCAACGTGTTGTCCACCAATTTTGGTCTCAACTGAGTTAACAAAAGAAACATGACTAAATGAACCGTCACTTTTACTAACACCAACTCTCCAATCATCAGTACTATCAAATACATATTCATCTGTATACATTTTGATATAATCTTTAAACGAGTTAATTTGAATTTGTTCATCGTTTAAAAAAACTTTTAATTTAGGGTTACAACCAGCAACATCGTAAACACGCTTAATGATTTTAGCGTAATCACCGTCAGATATTTCACTTGTTAGTTTTAATTTATCAAAATCTAATGTATACGTGATCTTTGTAAATTTATCTTTTGATTTTTTAACAATAGGTTTTGTTTTTGTTCTTGAATTGTCTGTGTGTTCTTGGTAAAACGAATTTTTGCCATCTGCTGTATGTACAATAAATGATGTTGAGAAAATGTTAGTTAAGCTTGCTCCCTCTCCATGTGTTCCTCCTAATCTTGATTCACTTTGCTCTTCATCATTAAAGTTTGAACCAGATCTTAACTCAAAAATCATTTCAGGAATATACTGATCATGCTCTTTATGTTTTACTACCGGTATACCACCATCATCGTACACTGATATTACTTTTGTTTCTCTACAAATATCTACCTTAATTGTAGTAACATGGGAACCAGCTTCTGTTTTACTGTGATCAACTGAGTTAGTAATAATCTCATCAAATAGCTTTAAAACGCCGGGAACATAGGTATTCTCACGCTTTTCAAATTTATTATCAACTATTAAAAACTCGTCTGATGTATGAGGAACTGTACTACCAATATACCTACCTGGTCGTATTAGTACGTGCTCTATCTCATCTAGCTTTTTGTATTTTTTTTCAATACTCATACTTTACCTGTTGCAATGTTCAATACTAAGTTTGTCCGTATATATCGAGTCGGGAGTGTATATTACAATTTTTTATGATTCAACTAATTCCATTTCAACACTATTATAATATAATTACAAAATTAAATCCACCACAAAAACATTTTAAAAATAGCAAACATAAATATTACATAAAGTTACATAATTGGATATACAAATGAAATTAACCGATATTATTTTAGAATCTCCCCCAATGCGAATATCTGACTTCACAGATTATGCTTTTGATGACCTTGACTCTAATCGCATGAGATACGATTTATTTGCAAAATTTGATAGAAAAAAACTTATTGATAATATTAATGGTGTCGATCTTTATAATATAAACATAGGTGGCGAAGATCTTATTGTAGGTTTATACCATCCAACTAAACAAGTCGTGTATTATTGTAATTATGAAGTTAAAACAGAACCGAATGCAGGACGCACTTGCTCACAAATAATGCTATGGTCAAGTAGATCATCACGTGTAAAAGATTTACCACGCATTGTGTTTTTTAGATTTTTATTGAAAAAATATAAAACAATGCAAACAGATACAATGCAGACATCCGATGGTGAACGTTTTTGGCTAGCTAATATAAGAACAGCGTTTGAAATTGGGTATAATGTCTATATCTTTAATAATGCGAGTCATCTATTAGTACCGTTAATGTCGTATAAAGAGTTTACGTCTTATTATAGCTCTGGTGCTGTTTGGGGTGCTGATTTTAGTCATGGTGATATTACTGTACTTATATCTACAAAAGATCTAAAAAATGCTTGATTTAGTCATATAAATATTTTATAATACGCATGACATTAATTTCTTACGGAGATAGTAAAAATGGAAGCGTATACCAAAAATGCAGTATGTTGGTTTAGTAAAGTTAAAGAACAATGGGGTGAGTTATCTAATATGTCTAATGACTGCCCCGTTAAAGTTAACGGTATTCAAATTAAAAATACCGAAGCTTTATACCAAGCAGCTAGATTCCCTGATTACCCTGAAATTCAAATGGAAATTTTAAAAGGTCATTCTGGAATGGCTAGTAAGATGACTAGTAAAAAATACCGCAAAACACATACCCGTGAAGATTGGGACACAGTTAAAAACGATATTATGAGATACTGTTTAGAGTTGAAACTATATTATAATTATCGTACAATTAAGATGTTGTTAGATGAATCCGGTCAACGTGCAATCGTTGAAAAATCTCATAAAGATACATATTGGGGTGCTGTCGAAAAAGACGGTTTATTGCAAGGTGATAATATTTTAGGTAAATTATGGATGGATATTAGGACAGATCCAGCTAGATTTTATACTAAACCGGGTCATAATATTCCCAATTTCAAATTGAATAGTGAGGATGTAAAATGAGCATTAAACACCTGTTTGGGGTATTTCAATCAAAGGAGTTACCAATACCGATTAAAAAAGGTACACAAATTTTAGATGGTGATTCTAACGTTGGTTATGAATTTGATGGTAGTATGTGGGTTCGAATTCCGTATTATTGCGAGTTAACTAACGTTACCAAACCATTGCAAACGGTAGCTGAGCGCGATGCTATACGTAGAGCAGGTGAGCGTGACCAAGTTCAAAGATGTACAGCATATTCAACTCCAAGAATATTAAAAGATGACAGCTTTAATCGAAGCTTAATGAATGATTATGTTGCTGCAAGTATGCTTACATCAAGTAGTAATTTGAGTGATACATCGAATAGTGGTTCTCATAGTCACGATTCAAGCTCAAGTAGTTCTTATAGTTCAAGTGATTCATCGAGTTCTTATGATAGTTCATCCAGTAGTTGTGAATGATAGAAATATAGTAGACAATATCAACACGTTAGAAGAATTGCAGCATTTGGTTGACACTCAACCAGAGTTGTATTTTAGTAATATCGATGGTGATCATGGGTTTGGTGGTAAATTTCTCATTGCACAACATCAATTAAAATTTACGGAAGATTTGATATATGAGTACACAGGTAAAGGTCTATCAGCTCATATTATGTTGATGAATTCTTGTATATCAGAAGAATTAAGATATTATTTACGTACTTTATGGTATGGCATTGATAAAATTAATGCATTGTATTTTAACCCTGAGTTATGGGCTAAAAATGAAGCTCATCTTGAAAAAATTGCTGACGTAGCTGATCAACTAAACAATTATATATGTGGTCGACGTGTTTGTTTTGATGATCAATATGAGTGTTTAGATGATCAATGTAAAAGAGCTAACCTTGAATTAGATTTTGATGAGCTAATAAGTCAAGATTATATCCAATAACACACCGTGATAAATACCTCAATGAACCAATTTTTATTGAGGTATTTTTATGTCTGGTATATTATCAGAAATTTTTACGAATGTTGTTACTCAAACGGATGGCGACAATCAGAAACACATCTATACTTTTGACCCTGTTAAAAGCGGCTATTCAGATTACGATATGGGCTCACAGAAAATCTCTGTGTTCTCTAATATGACTGTAGAAGATCAACGTACCTTCAATATTTTAAAAAATGCAATAAAACAATTAAAAGTTACATTGCGCGCAGAAGGTGAAGAGGATTTTGCTAACTCACTACCTGATACAGT